TAGAAGCATTTCCTGATGAGCAACAAATTATGAAGTATAAGCTTGTAACTCTTCCTAGAGGTACTGCTAAAATGCCTATCCTAGATTTAGGATACACAGGTATTACTTTGAAACAAGGTGCTACATTGGTAATTACACCTCAAACACTCAACTATACTGGAGGAAACCAATTCGAAGCTTCAGGATACACAGCTACTATCGGTGATGTAAGAACCATGGCTTCATTTACCGCTACAGGAATTGATACCCCTTCAGCAAACGCTGCTAACCAAACAGTAACATTAGGTACTTCAGTATCTAAAACAGTGGTTGGTACTTCAATCAGCTTAAAAGCTACTACAGTTAATACGTTGTTTGGTTCAAATACATCATTGTATACTACAATTACAGTAACTGGTAGAGATTCAGGAGCTAGATTAACTATTCCAGTAACCATTACTAAGACAGTTTAAAAATATAACAAATGGCATCATTTAAACAATTAGAAGTAGACGATTTCGTAATTTCATCAGATTCAATTTCTGCTACATTATGGAGTACAGGTAATCCTACGTTAACCGCTTTTTATACTTCATCTACTCAAGCAGCATCATCTGCTGGAAATTATTATCTTTCAGTTTATCAAACGGGTTCTACTGAAACCTCAGCTGCGGTTCAATTTGATATTACTTATGCCAATGAATATGGTAGTGGTAGTTTACTTTATGATTCAGCAGTTAATGGTAAATCATATACAAGAAGTATCTACGGCCAATACCGCAACTTAGTATTAGGTGATGAAAATTCAAGAATTACTTTTGGTGGTGTTACTCAATCTGATTTTTATGTAATTAACTTCGAAAGAGCAAGATACAAAGAAAAACTATTTTTAGGTTCCTTTAACCTAATCCTTTCAGGTTCAGCTGCAAACCGTCAATTAAACTTAACAGACAATAGTAACGAAACAACTGTAGTAGAATACTGTGATGCCGGTAGAATCTACCAAATCATCTCAGGTTCAAATGGTGCTGCAAATACTCAATTAAATTCTAATGGGTACACAACTTCTCAGGGTTCATATGGTGTGTTACTCCCAGATATTGGTGTTGCTTTATTAAATGCTGCTGCCTTAGATTTATCATCTCCTCAAGGAATTGCTTTATCAACTGGTAGAAACCCAAATACTGATGATGATAATGCTTCTAAATTATTTGCTACAATTAATCGTGGTAAATCATTTAAAGTAAATTCTGAAGAAACAATTTCATCTGATTTTATCTTCGTAAGAGCTAGAAACAGTGAATTCAATTATTCAGAAAACCCATCATTTATTTCAGGTTCAACAGGTGAGGTATTGTATCAATCATTTATCAATGCCCCTCAAACTTATATTACAACTATTGGTTTATACAATGATACTAATGATTTAGTAGCGGTAGCTAAATTGTCACGACCTTTAGAGAAAGACTTTACAAAAGAAACTCTTGTAAGAGTTAAGTTAGATTTCTAATGAATGAGTGCATTCAAACAATTTTTAGCCAAGGACACCAAAATTGTCCCATTTACTGTTAATAAAGACTTTACTTTTAACAGCAGCGAATTCTCTTCGTCTGTAGCCGATACAGGTACTTATAAAGAATTCGTAGGGATTGATAGATTCCAAGGTACTAATTTAAGTGGTTCTCTTTTTGAAACAGCAACTGATCCAACAACAGGTGCTATTTCTACTCAATATCAAAGACAAGTATATGATTCTGTAAAAGAATTATATTATTCAAATTTTATCTCTTCAAGTTGGGGTGACATTAACACTGCTATCCCAACTCAAGAAATTTCGGGCTCAATTCATACACCAAGCTATTACAATTACCTTTCAAGCACATTAACGGCTTCAAGACACTTCCCAACAGCTTCAGGAGCTCATATCTCAGTAACATCTATCCCTTCAAAATTATTTGGTGAATATATTCAACCAAAATCATTTGATTTCAAATATACTGATTCATCAAGTGCTGTTTTACAAATTTGGGATGATGGAGAAGGTAATTTATATAGCTCAGGTTCATATGCTTTTTATTCTGGAAGTGTATTCACAAGTCAATCTAGTGCTTATTATAGTGGTGTTACAGGTCCAATAGGACCCCCAGACCTATATAGTACTCTAGAATTCCTAAACCCAGGATTAACTATCCCTTCGGGGTATGTTCTTACATCTATAGACTGGTTAGGTACCTCAGGTTACTCTCCATTTTATGAAGTAGGTACAGGTATATTAGACTCAGTAACTGATCCTACAATATTAGCTACTATTGGAGTATCATTGGGTCAAATGTTAGCTAGTGATGTAGGTCAATTTTATTTTGATATTTCAGCCGGTGAAGATGTTGGAGGCGAAATAAGATTTACCTTCCAAAGTTCTTCATTTGAAGGAAGTGGTTCTATCTCGGCAAACGAAAATGTAGGTAATATTATCTACGAACATGGAATGGCTATCTTTACAAACCAAGGATTACCATTAACCAACTTAACAATCCACCCCAACGTAACATGCTCATTTAAATCAGCATTTACAATTTACGAAACACAATACAAATGTACAGTAAGGGAAAGCGAATTTAATTTTAGTTTAAACCCTTCAATTTCATCAGGTAGTACAGCTTACTCAAGCTCAAATGGGACTTTCTATACTCCAAGTGAGTTTTTATATGATTACGCAACAGGTTCTTATTTTAGTCCATACATTTCTACAATTGGATTGTACGATGACGATCAAAACTTATTAGCAGTAGCTAAATTAGCACAACCTATTCAAAGTTCCCATACTACAGATACTACCATATTAGTTAATTTAGATCTGTAAAAAATGAATTGGAAATATAAAGATAAAGAAATTGCGGCCATTACTGACTTTCCAAAGGAAACATATGGCTTCGTATACAGAATTACCCATACCCCTACAGGTAAAGCTTATATCGGAAAGAAAATAGTTCAAAATACAACCAAAGTAAAACTTACTAAAAAAGAACTAGCCGAATATGCTAACGTTGTAGGTAGAAAACCAGCATATAAATTAGCTGTAAAAGAATCAAATTGGAAAACATATTGGGGTTCAAACAAGTATCTTAAAGAATTATTAGAAACTGAACCACAAGAAAATTTTGAAAGAACTATTTTAGTTTGTTGTCCTACCAAAAAGTTGTTAACTTACTACGAAGTTAAACTACAAATGGTATATCAAGTTTTAGAAAAACCGGATGAATTTTTTAATGACAACATTCTCGGAAAGTTTTTTACACGTGACTTTGATGTCTAAAAATAGTTTCGTATATTATAGGTTATGGTAAATGAACTACTAGTAAATCTAGTTAATTCTGTTTTAGGAGCAGGTAAACGCACAGCGAGAGGCAATCAAGCTTATCACTGCCCATTCTGTCATCATACAAAACCTAAATTAGAAATCAATTTTACCGAAAATAAACAAGGACACAATCCTTGGCACTGTTGGGTTTGTAATAAACAAGGTAAAACCATCAACAGTCTATTTAAACAAGTACAAACAACCCCAGAACAATTTTCTGAACTAAAAAAACTAGTAAAAACTGGTTCTGAAGTACAAGAAGTTGTAGTTACCCATACTTTAGAATTACCTAAAGAATTTAAATCTTTAATAGGCAACAATGATATTATTGCTCGCCATGCTAAGGCCTATCTAAAGTCAAGAAACATCAATATAGATGATGTTCTTAAATACAATATTGGTTATTGTGATAGTGGACGCTACGCAAATATGATTATAATTCCTTCGTATGACGCTGATGGAAAACTCAATTATTTTACAGGTCGTTCATTTGAAAAAGACCCATACGTTAAATACAGAAACCCAGAAGTATCACGCGACATTATACCATTTGAGTTGTTTATAAACTGGGATTCACCGCTTATATTGTGCGAAGGACCATTTGATGCCATAGCCATTAAAAGAAACGCTATCCCGCTTTTAGGCAAAAATATACAACAAAACTTAATGAAAAAAATCGTCACATCTAGTGTTGAAAAATTATATATAGCATTAGATACTGACGCCAAAAAGCAAGCTATCCAGTTTGCTGAATATTTTATGAATCAAGGTAAAGAGGTTTATATGGTAGACCTTGAAGGGAAAGACCCGAGTGATATGGGATTTGCTCATTTCACTAAATTAATCCAAAATACTTATCCTCTTAATCAATATGAATTGATGGAGAGAAAGTTAGAATTATTATGAGTAAGAGAAACATTAAAAAGTCTTACGACAGAATTTTAGAAATTTCAGAAGACGCAAAACAAATCACAATGCCAGACTCACGCTATTACAGACGTAATGGTGAGTATTACCCCTCAGTAACCTATGTTTTAGGTGTTTATCCCAAAGGTAAATTTTTTGAGGATTGGCTTAAAAAAGTAGGTTATTCTGCTGACTACATTGTTAAAAAAGCAGGTGAAGAAGGTACTCAAGTACACGAAATGATTGAAGCGTATTTGAATGGAGAAGAATTGAACTTTTTAGGAGCAAATGGTCGACCAATTTATCATCCTGATATCTGGCAAATGTTCCTTCGTTTTGTAGAATGGTGGGAAGAATACAATCCTACACTAATCGAAACTGAAGTACACCTATTTTCAGACGAACTTAAAGTAGCAGGTACTTGTGATATGGTTTGTGAAATTGATGGTGAACTTTGGATTGTAGATTTTAAAACATCTAACAACATGCATACTACTTATGAATTACAAACTGCGGTTTATGGTAAAATGTATGAAGAATGTTATGGTAAAAAAGCTGACAGACATGGTTTACTTTGGTTAAAATCTAATAAACGTAAAGGTGCTAAAGATAAGATGCAAGGTAAAGGATGGGAAATGGTAGAATCATCTCGTTCTCAAGAAGATAATTTAGATATTTTTCAAACAGTTAAAAAATTATTTGACTTAGAAAACCCAGAACATAAACCCGTGTTCACAGAATTCAAAACACAAGTTAAAAGAAAATTGTAAAATGTTTGGAGGGGCGAAAGCCCCTTCATACATTTACGTAAAATCAAGGTTATGAAATTAGATCTTCCCCTAGTAATCGATCAAGCAGGAGGTAGAAACAAAATTACCCCTCGCCATTACCAGTCTCACAATTGGAAAAAAATGGTTGGAAAAACGCTTAAATGTAATGTTTTCCCTACATTTCTAGGAAAATTTTTATATCGCGATGAGGTAAAGGAGCGTTGTTATTTTGAATTACTCCCCAATCCAGATTATCCCAAATACAATTCATTAGCAGGTAAAATAGAATACTTACCAGAACGCAATGTTTTGTATATGGAATTTAAAGATTAATAAATTTTTACATATTTATCTATAAACGTGCGTTAAATGATTTCATTGGTTCAACTTTTGAAGGAGGCAACTGCTATGCCTAAAGCTATTATTCTTGCTGGAGCTCCTGGAGCAGGCAAATCCTCAATTGTTGGGGATATAATTGCGGGTCTTGGTTTGAACGTACTTAACATCGACGATCACTTTATTAAAAACCTAAAAGATGCTGGTGTATCTTTAGATTTAAAAAAAGCAGATTCTGAAGGTAGAAGTAAAGCAGCTGTTGCTATGCAAGCCGCCCAAAAAACCTATCAAGATGAATTGTCCCAAGAAATCGAAAAAAAGGGTGATATTGTAATTGATGGCACAGCTGCTTCATACAATAAAACCAAAGAGCTAAAAGAAAATTTAGAAAATGCAGGTTATGATGTTTTTATGGTTTATGTCTATTCTTCACTAGAGAAATCATTACGCAAAAACGAAGATAGATTTGAACGTTCAAAAGGAGAAGACAGAAGTTTAATGCCATCCATTGTAATGCAGACCTGGGCTAATGTCACGAAAAACTTTGAACCATATAAAGACTTGTTTGGTGGTAAATTTGTA